GCCCGGATCCCGTATTTCTCTTTGATTTCCTCGGACGTATCAAAAATGGACGGACATGGAAGAGAAAAGTCCAACTGTGTATATGCACCCACATACGGTTTCAGCAGCCCAGCCTTGACCTCGTCACTGTCTGCCGGTGCGTGTGTCGGCTCTGGCCAGACTATCGGCTTACCATCGCATCTGGCAATCAGAAAAAATCTCTTACGCATGGTTGGTGCGCCGTAATCTGCAGCAACCAACTCTCGAAATTGCACCTCATATCCCAAACCTGTAAGTTGTTGCACAAACTTTTCAAACGTCTTTCCCTGCTTTGCCTTGATTGGATGATGCCGCCGCCCAAGTGGTCCCCATGTCTTAAATTCCTCCACATTCTCAAGCATGATGACCCTCGGTCGCACCAGCCCCGCCCACCTGCAGGCTACCCACGCAAGACCGCGAATATTTTTATCTTTAGGCTTTCCGCCTTTCGCCTTGCTAAAATGTTTGCAATCCGGTGAAAACCATGCAAGTGCTACCGGATGACCTTTGCAGGCCTTTACCGTATCCACCGCCCACACATTTTCACAGTAGTGCTTGGTATTCGGATGATTCGCCTTGTGCATCCGGATGGCTTCCGGATCATGGTTGATTGCAATGTCAACACTGTATCCAGTTGCTAACTCTATACCGGTGGAAGCACCACCGCCACCGGCGAAGTTGTCAACGATCAGTTCTCCGTTAATCATTTGAAACCACCCCGCTTTCGCTTCTCAAGTAATCCATATACCCCACAGACTGGGTAAGCACATACACCGACACAGCGTTCGTGATCCTATCTACCAGTTCAGCAGAATCCTTGTGCCTTTCATACGCATCTTTTACCACTTCGCCGATCTGCGTGTACTGCGCTTTCCCCTGGCTGTTGATCCATGCAGTCAGATCTTTTACCACTCCACACTTTATTTGAGATTTCAAGTATTCCGTCATTTCAATCTGACCGTCACACTCATAATTTCCTAAATCTTTCATTTCCTCTCAAAGGAACCCGGCGCGCCTTTTATCCGGATAGGTCCCGGCTCCTTTCTTTAATTTCCTTTTTCGTTGAACCCAATCAGATCAATACCATCGAAGTCCATGCTGTACTGACCATCTATGTTTTTATCCTCCATCCACCAATCAAAGACTCCCTGTGCTGTTTTCCATCCTATTACGTCCTTATTTCCACACTGTCTGCGGTATTCCAGCATCCTGTCAAAAGCTCTAATATAGGCTTCTTTGTATTTTGGATACTGCGCAAATTCTTTGTGTCTGCTTTTACCGCCCATCGGACAACCTATACAACCAATCCTGCTACATCCACCCGGACAACCACCGTTATACAACGGATTTATCTCTATTCCCTCATGTCGTATGTACCACCACAAGTAATCATTGTCCCAATTGATGATTGGATTTACCAACGTTTTACTTGTTCTGTAGCAGCTTTCGACCATTCGGCGCGTTTCTGCATTTTCGTAGTTTAGCACAACCACCCCTCCCGCCGCTGTTGATTGAAAATTTTCATCATCGGCGCGTTTCTTGATCTCTTTGTTTGGCTTTGTAAATGTCACAATGCCCTGATTCTGTGCCCTTTTTCTGCTCTCTGCTTTTCTTACGCCAGTAATCAATTTCTTCCCTACGCCGCTACGTTCTTTCAGTTCTTCACAACAGTAACGGAAACGCCTTGTCGGCGGTGTCTTATGCTTTACGATCAGCTGCCACATTGTCATCTTTGGGTATTCTATCAGCACTTCCGACTTGCTTTTTACATACCTAACAGTTTCCGGCGCATCCACTGTTGTCAAATTGTGCACCGCTACGAACGGAACACCCGCTTTTTTTGCCAGATGCAAAATCACATCCGAGTCTTTTCCTCCGCTATATCCGAGCTGGTACGGCTCATTTCCTGCAAATGTCTGTAGTATATCTATTGCCTGTTTTTCTAAATCCATCTTTCAAAAGGAGCCGATGCGCATCTTCCCGGGAAGCTCCGCTCCTTTCTGATTTATTTTTTCTTACCTCTCTTGGTCTTGAACTTATACACATCGTTTCTCTGCCGGCTTACCGCACTCCGGTAGCCGTTCAGCTTACTCGCTCTGCTCTTTCCCATGTGCACCTCCCTCTATGGCATCTAAGCATCCGTTCCACCCTGCATCGAACCTTCCATTGTCACAATGATCTGGATGATCTGATCTCTCCGGCAGTTCCCTGAGTGGGCACCAATCTGGTCTCCATGTTTTTTCGTTCTTCGGATTATATTCTTCCTGTCCGTTCGTTGGTCTGGCAAGGCAAAGTGCAAGCCCGCCTTTCTGCGGAATTGTAAGCAACAAAGGACATTTAGTACATCGTTCCGGCATATCTATTACTAATACGGCTTTAGCCATCTACACCACCACCTTTCACAATCTCGATTGCTTCATCCGTAAGCATTTCTTCCGGCTTTCCATGCAACCGTACACCAGAATTATATTCTTCGCTTCTTTCTTCCAACTGCTCCACAACTGCATCCACATCATAGGCAGTTGGAATCTGTTGCACTTCCTTACATAAGTTATGTATCAGCAAATCAAAATTCTCTTTATCATCATCAAAATGATGATTTGCAAGCAACGATATTACATCATCCTCGTCAACCAGTCTCATCGCTCGTCCCCCAATCTAATCTCTGACCGCATCTGCTACAATACTTAGGGATATTTCCCCTTGTACTTCCATCACCATCTACGACTTCCTGCGCATAATGTCCACATGTTGGACAGCTTAAAACCATCAGTGACTTATCAAATATAAGATTCTTTGCCCTCTGATGCTTCTCCACTGCCGCCCGGCATTCTTCCGGTGTGCCAATCGCATGGTAAGCATCCCAAGCTGCCGCATCCTCGTATGTAAGAATTTTTGCATTTATCGGATGCGGGTTGTCTGGCTCTTTTAATTGTCGTTCCAGTTCGTCTATTACGATTTCAAGACAGAGCGCCCCGCCGAACATTTCCGCAAGACGCGTTTCTAATGCACGGTACTGCTGTACCTCTTCCAATGCCTTGATTGCCATTTCCAGATCTTCCATTCCTCCTTTTCCGGCTACCTGTTCCACCGTATGCATCCGGTACTTGATTCTCTCGATTGCTTTATTCTCCGTCATAGTTTCTCCTTTCAACTATTTCCATTTTGGAAACAATTCACTCCAACAGTTCCGGGTTGTCAAACGCAT